CCTGCTGAACTAGTTGAGACAGTGAATGATATCCTGTCAAGATAAAGACCAGTTGCTTTCTTCAGAGGTTTTGGTGAGCCAAGACTTTTTATAACTCTAGAGATCGATTCTCTGTTAGTGGTCAGGTTTCCTATCTCATCAGTCGAAATGCTAAGAAGTCCTTCAGAGTTAAAATTAAAAATAACATTTGACCCAAGGTTCACAACATACTGACCACTGCCTTTATAAACATTATTTACTTGTCTTTGAGGGTTTGTCCATATTCCTACAACACCTATCTTAGACCTTTTTATCACTTCTAGTATTGGAAAGCTTTTGTTGTTTAAATAAGTTTGAATTAGAGACAGCTGAAACAGATGATCACTCATTTGATAGCACAAATTCATTGCTTCTTCTGAATCTCTAAATATAGGAACTCCCTTTAGCAGTTTCATAGTTCTTACATCTGTTGACTCGAATGGTCCCGACTGCAGACGCCAAATTCTTATCATCAGTTCTGAGGCTCTGCTGATAGAATCATTGCTAAGATCTTCGCTTATTGCCACTTTTTCATTATTCTTAGCCCATCTTCTGTTTCTGCCTGCTGAGAACTCAAACATTTCCTCTAACTGATCAGAAACGTCTGATAACCTTCTTGCTGACGTTATTACTGAAACTCTTGAAGAGAGCTTCTTTTCAGAGAAAATGAATCTCAGTAGAGAAGTCTTGCTGAGAAAAGGGCTGTCCTCAAAAGATTTAGTAAATGTCTGAGACAGCCACGGATTTTCTTTTTTGTGAGATAAGAAGCTCTTTATCAAGTCAGAATTATTTGACCCTGTTGGCAGATCAAACCAATAGTGTCTTACAACTTGTGATAAGGTTAATATTAAGGTTGAGGAACTCTTCGGTTTTTCTAGCATCACACTCCTCAATGCGGATCTCTTAGAAGGCTCAACTCTCAGTGAGAATTTCATTATCTTTCTTAATGACAGTGCTAAGAATCTATAGTTTGGGAACCATTCAGAGGAATCAGACTCTTTAAATGGTTTTATTCTTTGACTTACTTCTTCTAAGAGGCCCAGAAGAGAGACTTTTCTAGAGGTGTACTCAGTTTTCCCATTCACTATATTTATGTCAGAGATCCCCAAGCAGTCTTCTTGCATTAGATAGACAGAGCTAGAGTGCAACTTTGAGCTAGTCTGGAACATTAGAGAGTTTCCGATAGAAGGGCTAGAAGTCCTAAAGTTCAGCTTGCTAAGCAATTTTTCCTTTGTCTGTGATCTTTGAAACAAAAATTCAGGACTATTTAAATCCTCTTCTAGCTGCTCTTGAGTGAACTCCATTGATGATCTCAATTTTTTAAACCTTTCTCCCTCACCAAATGATATATTAGCTGTTGAAGTTATTCCCTCATCATAGCATTCAGAAGTCTTAGAAGTTCTAAAGAAGTTTTCTGCTCTGTTAGAAGCTATACTTTTTGAGAAAAGAGCCATCTTGCATATGTCCAATCCCAAGATGCCGCAAGAGACACTTGGTTCCAAGAGAAAAAGTCCCAAAGAATGATGAGGAACCTTCATCAATAAGTTAGTGAAGTCAGAAAACTTATTTGTGGTTCTAGATCCTAGCATAAGATAATACATTTCCATCTGCAAGTATTGTATAGAAGAAGTGAGCTGAGTGCCGCATCCATTTTCTATCATTGATTGCCTGGAATTTGCAAAAAAGTTTTGTCTCTGATCAAGATTTGGTACGCAAGGGATCATTAGAGCTGGCCAGCAGAATTTTATGTGTATCCCTAGTAAAGTGTTCCTGAATGTCCAGACAGAATTAAATTCCCTTATACCCATAGTTATAAATCTTGCACTCTTCACAGAGTCCATAGCATTTGCTAAAGGGTAACATCTAGCACTCGCAAACATCACAGATCTAAGAACATGCCTGATAGAAGATTGCATCACATCCTTCCTAGGATTTATAATGGAGATGTCTCTAGAGGAATCATCTGATGATATTCTGTCAGTCAAAATAACCTTGCACTTCAGGAATTTTTCAAGGATACCCTTTGACATCTTGCCTGTGAAATCAGCTAAGCAGCAATGATATAGAGAACTAGTGAAATGAAGTATCCCTTGCATCATGTTACAGTTATTTTTCAGAAGAATTGATCCTGGATTGATTAGGTCAGAATGTTCTGATCTTCCAAGAAACTGACTCCTAAGCTCAGTTATCTCTTCGTTATAAAGAAGCTGATCTGGCATGGAAGCCATCTTATCTAAAAGCGCTTTAGGGAGCTCAAGTTTTTTTGAAGTTACTAGATTCAGCATCCTGCAAAATGGCCTAGAGACAACAGCGGGGAAAATTTTCACTGACATTAGACCAAAAGAAGTCATCACAAACTGCTGACACCAGGTAGTGGCATCAGCAGCGTCACTAGCAAATATACCTTTAGTACTACCAGATTCTTTGAACACTTGAGTAAAATGAGAATCTCCTCTCTTCATTTTTTCTTTCCCCTTAGAAAGCATTTCAGATGGTATAAGTTCACAAGTCATTCTAGATATTGTCTCAAAGAAATTTATCAATATCCTTGAGAATATGTCCAAAATGAATATCTCTCTCACTCCTGTTAATTGCATTTTTTTGAATAAGTTAGCCCAGACCCCTCCATTATTCTCTACTATTTGAAATATCTTCTCAAGATTTAAGAAAATATTTTCGTCATTCATGTCTAGGTCTTCTATCACTCTCTTGACTGCCTGCAAGCATTTCTCTCTCTTGTTTATATTATTATCTGAGCCATAAAATAAATCTCCAGCAACTATAGCTGTTGACTTAGTTGTAGCAAACTCCAGAATGCTCTTCTTAGAAATCTTTCTGAGCATCTCACTCTCAACATAATTGTCGAAACCACCAGTTCTCAGGTCTAGGTAGCTTTTCATCTCGCATGACATGGAGCATACAAAGTTGGCATCAAACTCATGACTCTTTGGACTTTTTGTATTATTCTTTCCCATATTATCTGGGTCAACTTCTCTCATCTTTATTTGCTCTTTTATCACCTTATTGAAAATCTGAAAATAGCCATGGAAATCAGACCCTTCATCTTTATTGTGAACCTGAGAAAAATAAGACAAGTAAAGGGCAGTTTCAAATTTCTTTATTGGCGTTAGAGTGACCCAGCTTACTAATCCAGATAAAGAGTCTTTGGAAACCTCTTCATCTTCATCCTCATTGTTTGAAGTCACAAGAGAAAAAGAAGAGAAGGCATTAATTATCTGCTTCTGGCAATATATCAAGAGCCTACTCTTAGGAAACTTGTTCATTTTAGACAATATCTTTAAAGGGTCTCTATCAGAAGGCATCCCGCTAATGGAATTCATGTAAGCATATCTGACCAATGAAAGATCGGCAGCAGTTCTTTCCTTGTCTTCTAAGTAAACGAGCAAACTCATCAAGAAGTGTTTATTTGACTGCTCATTTTCTTGGTCGCATCCATTAGTGCTAACTTCAGACACTAATTTTAATGCAATTGACTTCAGATCACAACCTAGTAGGTTCGAAATCTTATGCTCATCGAGAAATAAAAAGTCATAAATTTTCAAATCATCGCATTCATAGGAAGGAGCCTTGAAAGGCAGTGAAAAATAAGTGTCTGAATAAACAAGAAGAGAAAATCTAATGCCTTTTTTCTTATTAACAGGCTTTAAAAGAAGAGCAGCCTTTTTATCTTCCATTATTTTTAAGACGAATTCTCCAGGACTACAGTTTTGGCTGAGAGAGTAATTAAGCTCCTCAACAATGTCCGATAAAAATCTTAGGCAATTGATTATCTTGCTTGACTTTAGATCCTCAATCTTTGATTTCGATGGTATGAAATCATCAATCGCTAGTTCTTCACATAGCTCAGAAATCTTCTTAAAATTTAAGTCGGCTGGTGAATCAGGATAATACTTCAAAGCTTTCTCAGGAGTGTTTATAAAACTATCAATGTCGTTTGTGCTGGAATCCCAAGAAATAGTGTCATCAATTTCCATTTCTTCTCTTTCATGTTTGTTGTTCTTCTCATAATTCTTTCCTTCTACTCCTTTAGTGGCCAAGTAGAAGCTCTCAGAATCATCAGTCTCAATATCAAGTCTGAAGCGACTTCTCTTATCAAAATCACCTCCTGATGATATCAGATACTTTTCCTCTCTGCCAATTGAAGCAGAAATAGCTGAATACCATATCTTGCAAAGGGCGCTTTGTCCTAATGATTCTCTAGCAGAATATAAGCAAATTTTTCCTACTCTTGGAATTATCATAGGAAGTTGAACAACAGCCTTCATTGACTTAGGTGGATCTCCTCTACCGGACAAAAAATTTCTTATGTGTCTCTCATTTTTCTTAAGGAAAGAAACATCTTCTTTCCCGATCATTTCAACACTCTTGTCCTTCTCTTCTTTAACCAAATTCTTAAAAATATTGAAGCATTCATCTTTATCAGGAAACCTTCCTTGACTCTCTGTGAAAAATTCCTCAGATATTAAGGGAGGTATCAGGCCTTCAGGAAGACTTCCTGTTTTCTCTAACTCTGATATCAGTTCTGATGAGGATCCTAATTCTTCCTCTTCTTTAAAAGTGACACCTTTTTTCATCAACATTTCTTTTATCAGAGTCCCTAATGCAAACCAGCTAACGATGTCATCACACTCTGATGCAGACAATTTCAAGTTGCTAACGATGGAATCATTTGTGACAGCTATGCCAAAGAAATTTATATCATCAAATGTCTCGTTCCTAAGTTGAATTGCCTCAGAGTAAGATGACAGTGATTCTGAGAATTTCTTTGATAATAGCTGCTTTCTCTTTGTAGTCTTTAATTCTATGCAAACATATATGTCATTAATAACTTGTAAAAAATCTGGTGTTTTGTTGTCAAACTTGTCAAAGACTCCGAATACTGATTTAAAAGTGACATCAGAGGTCCCAAAAAGGTTATAGGCGACCATGTCGTGAGGTAATTTTTTCCATTCTTCAGTCTTAAGTCTAACTTTAGTTCTCCCATTTGATGATATGTGAGACATAGATTCTGGAACATTTTCATTGAATAATAGCTCTATGTAATCTCCTTCTAGTATGTATTCAAACTCTCCAATTTTTGGGACTCTGATGTTTTTGCAAGAATAATAATAGGGATCTGGGCACAGAAAGCCTCTACTTAGATTGTTCTCTAGGAATCTACCAGTGAAATTCCCATAGTAATCTTCACCTGTGTAATCTGGTGTTCCTTCAAAGAGCATTATCTCATTGGCCAACTTGCTGTCTATTGAATGGACAAATCTAGGTCCTCTGATGTTTTCAGCTTCAATCCATTTCCAGACTTCAACTATTTTTCCAGAAGGGTCAATGCAATATCCTCCCTCATCAGAATAGGTCTTCCCTCTGTAAGTGTAACATAAGCCGAAGTTTCCAACCATCATAGCCATTTGCAATGGAATCTCACCAACAGTCCTCTTGCTAAGCTTTTTCATGAAAGGTCCACAGAAGATTTCATCATGCTTAATTGTCTGCGCGACACAATTTACTCCTACATAATCGATTATTATCTTGCATATGTCATAAGGTAGTGGGATCTCAAGATCATCATCATCATATAGGGCATAATCTTTGCTCACTGATGCGATTCCGATAAGATACTCAAGCTCATCATTGACTCTTCTTTTGAAGGCAGCAACTTTCTCTCTCACTTCGAAGACAACAAGTTGTCTTAGCTCATTGGATAGCATTTCAGGGGGAAATTTGAACAGAGACTTGTACGGAGAAATTTCTTCAAGTATCATGTGGGAATTTGGAAATTTCCTTAGATTTTTCTTGAAGTCTACATAATTAATGTAAAGGTCTTCTCTCTCCCAAAAGTTTTTATTTCTTGCCATGTGAGCAATCATCTTCCTATCAGATTTTGTTAAGATTGATGCCCCCTTTTCTTTTCTTGTTTCTTTCTTTTGTTTTATTATCGTCG